TTACTAATGGATGCAAATCATCAGTTGATGTTAGTGCATACTTCAAAGGTAAGAATCTTTCTACGGTTGTGCTAAATCGTATGTGTGAATTCTTCATTCGAAAAGCTAAAGAATTCGAAGATGTGATGAACTCTACTGATGCTGATATCAAAGAAGGTTATTCAAATTTTACAAAAGTCCAACTGCGTAAGGTGAAAGAATTCTATGATTCGTTGGTTTCGGAAACAAATCGTAGTGCAGTTGCAAACAAGCCAATTCGCAAAAAGCGTACAATAAAAGAAAAGCCAGCGTCTGTAGTTGTTGCAAAACTCAATTACTTACAAGAATTTGCAGAGTTGGGATTGAAGTCGATTGCACCAGAAAAGATCATTGGCGCAAGCCAAGTGTGGGCTTACAATACTAAGACCAAATTGCTTGGTGTGTACAATGCAGAGAATGCGAAAGGCTTGACAGTCAAAGGGAGCACTCTACAGAATTTCAATGTAGAAACTTCTGTTGGTAAACGACTGCGAAAGCCTGAGGTGACGATCAAAGAACTACTTGATGCTGGTAAAATCAAACTCAAGAAAATTCTAAGCGAACTCTCCACGAAGGAATCGTTGTTGACAGGTCGCTTAAACTCTGATACCATCATCGTTAGGGTAGCGTAAGAAATGGAAGAATATATCATGGAAAACAAAGAACTAATTGAAAAGTGGATTGTCTGGCTAAACGCTCAAATTAAATTTGGTGTATGCACAGATCTAGAAAAAAAGCACAAAAAAGAACTGAAAGAGTTTCTTGAAGGAATGCTATGATTTTGATTGATATGAATCAGGTTATGATTTCTAACCTGATGATGCAAGTGAATTCAAATGCATCGAATGCGATTGACGAGAATTTGATAAGGCACATGGTGCTAAATAGCATTCGAATGTACAATGTTAAATTCAAAGAGAAGTATGGTGACATAACGATTTGTTGTGATGACAAAGGTTATTGGCGCAGAGACTTTTTTCCATACTATAAAGCAAGTCGCAAAAAAGACCGAGAAGCATCACCGTTTGATTGGAATCTAATATTCGAAACCCTTAATCGAGTCAGAGATGAAATCAAGGAATACTTTCCATATAAAGTTGTCCAGGTTGATAAAACCGAAGCAGATGATGTTATCGCAACACTCTGCCATAAGTATGGTACATACATCAAAAATGACTCGACAGAGAATATACTCATTCTATCTTCAGACAAAGACTTTTTACAATTACAAAAGTTCGTCAATGTCGAGCAGTATAGCCCAATGGCGAAGAAGTTTCTTAGAACTAATAGCCCGTCGGAGTTTCTAAAAGAACATATCATTAAAGGTGATCGATCCGATGGGATTCCTAATTTTCTATCTTCAGATGATACGTTTGTTAGCGAAGCCCGCCAAAAGCCTGTAACAGAGAAAAAACTAAATACTTGGTTGACTCAAGAACCAGAATCATTTTGTAATGAAATCACATTGCGGAATTATCGACGGAATGAACTCCTAATCGATCTATCAAAGATTCCCAATGAATATCAAAGCAAAATCATAGATACATACGAGACAACTCCTAAACGAGGAAGAGAGAAGATTTTTAATTATTTTATTCAACATCGCATGAAAATGCTCATGGATCACATACAGGAATTTTGATGGACATTAGTAAGATGACATTGCCAGAGTTGTTAATCCATGTATCTGGATTGCCGACGGAAAAGAGAGCGAATGCTTTAAAGCAGATTGCAAACTTGACACCCGACTTGAAAATTCTTTTGAAGTACGCATATCATAAAGATGTTAAATTTGATTTGCCTGAAGGAGATCCTCCATACAAGCCTATGGATACACCAGAAAACATGGGACACAATCGATTGCCTAGAGAAATGCGAAAGTTTCAATATTTCTTTAAAGAAAGCAATCTGAATACAATCAAACGAGAAAAACTTTTCATTGAATTGTTGGAAACAGTTTCTCCAGAAGAGGCAAAGCTGATTCTTATGGTCAAGAATAAAAAACTAACTTACAAAGGCATCACTCGAAAATTAGTCGAGGAAGCATTACCAGAACTTTTTGTTGGAGAATCAAAGTAACGCCATGTCTAAGACAAATAAAAAGTATAGTGGCTTTAGAGACTTTTATGAGAATGACGATGGGCGTTCTCATGGAAAGCCTAGATTGAACGAATCAAAAAAACAAAAAACAAAGTTCAAACATCAGACAAAGTTTATTGATCCAAACAACATTCGCGAAGATGAATGGGATGAATACGAAGACTTTGCGGAGTAATTAAAACAAACCCATACTTGTTGCTTTTTAGCAACACAACAAGTGTCGTTTTTTCGCAACACCCAGGAAGTTCTTGACTTTCCTGGAGATCAGCGTATACTTATAAGTATGGAAAGAAAGAAACGATCAGACAGAAACCACGTGGTCTACCGCGTGACTTGCGTAGACACAGGTGACACCTACATCGGTATCACCGTAGCAACCGGGCGAGCATTCCTCCGCGCCGTAAAAGTACGGTGGCAGAAGCATGTGAGCCGCGCGAAGTGTGAGAACAAAGACTGGGCCATGTGTGTAGCAATCCGCGAACTAGCACAATGCGACTGGAAGTATGAGGTTGTCGAAATTGTGCGTGGACGCAAGCCAGCACACCAGCGTGAGCGTCAGTTGATTGCTGAACTAGCGCCCAGCCTAAACACCTTTTGAATTGTTGCGAAAATACGACATTAAGAAAATCCTTGACTTTTGCCACGATCAGAGTATAATAGATCTTGTGGTGAGAGAGAAATTGATAGGAGTTTGAGATGATTACGTTTTTAGCAGTTGTGATGATTGGGTTTGTTGCTCTAGTCTTGTGTGGCGTTGCCGTTGGTGGCTCTGTCAAGACTCTCGGTTGAACCGTAGTAAAAATACGACACCGAGAAAAGCCTTGACAGCAAACCCAAACCAGCGTAGAATAGATCTTGTGGTAGGGAATAAACAGGAACAAATGATGACAACCGAATTCAAAATCGACGGCCTTGAAGAGTATCTTAATCACATCCGCATGAACTACATTCAGTGGGTGAAACCAGAAGATAACGATCCTTGGAAACAGCAATGTTGCGTCCAGTTTTGCATGGGTCTTTCGATTGAGTACGGCAGCAAGTATGCCAAGATCATTACGACTAGCGGCGGATCGCGTAGCGTCCATTCGTTTGTTTGTTTGCGTGACATGGGCAAGTTTACTAAAGGCGACATTCTCAAGGCTGCTGGCTGGAATGCTCCTGCGAAGAATTTTGCTCGCGGTAACACGATGGCTCGTGACTTCGGTCAAGTTGCTTGGACTGGTGCTTAAATAGGAATTGAAGAAATGAGTAAGATGAAAGAATTGTGGTCCGACATTGTGGAAATGCTTGAAGCAGAGTATACTGTCGAAGAGGTAGCAGCGAAGTTCTGTGTGCCTCTTGATTGGGTTGAATCGATAAAGACTGATTTGGAAGAATCGGAAATCTCTTTTGAAGAAGAAACTTTTCTCTCCGATGCTGAAGCAGATGCTAATGCATTAGCATCTATGGGTTGGGGAACCGACGAGGATTATGGACATTATGGTGATGAATTTTAAAATTCCAGCTTCTGGTAAACCTAGAAACTTAGTTTCTAAGGATCTGCGAAGCCCTAAGTATCGTATGCGGGTTGTTGGCGATAAGCGTAAAAAGAACCCTAAACACAAACACGGTGATTTTTATGCATTCATTTAAACCTGGTATGGGTCCGAGAGAATCAATTGCATCAGAGTTGTTGGATACTATCCGCTTTGGTTCTCTTGACAAAATCAATGGTGCTGGTACATACTATAAGCGTAGGTTCGAAGACAAGGATGCTTATGTAGTTCCTTTTGGACAGAACAAATATTTTTATGGCGCAGTTGTAATTTATTCAGCAGGAAAGATCAATATTCGATACAAGCTAAACGACGAAGCGCACAATGTGAATGTGCGAAATTTGAGTGAAGCAAAAGAATACATTGTGAAGCGTTTTATACAATCTGGATTATGATATGAATGAAATTGATAAAGAAGTGTTGCTCATTGCATTAGAAGAATGTGCTGAAGTGACACAAGCAATTAGTAAAGTGTTTCGGTTTGGTTTTGATTCAAAACACCCAAAAGAAATTCAAACAAACAAAGAGCGATTGGAAGAAGAAATCGGCGATTTGTGTTGCATGATTGAATTGATGGCAGAGCGTGGATTGATTGAAGCTGAAGCAGTTGATCGTGCAATTGAAAACAAACTTCAAAAATTAAAATGCTGGTCTAAGATTTTCGGAAGTGAGCAAAATGTCGAAAAGTGATATAAAAACTTGGTTCAAAATAAATGGATTCGGATTAACATATCGAGATAATTGGCGTAATGTTATAAAATATAATTGCGGTTGTTTTAGTAGAAATAGTCGTTACTTTCGACTTCGTAAAAATGGTCCAGGTCGTACATGGGTAGTTGATGTATCAGAACCAGCTGCTAATTTTGATCGATGGGCTAACTCAACGGAAATTCGTGAAATTCCTTTAGAAAAATTTATGTCAGATTATATGAAATAAAAAGACTATATAAACAAAGCCCCGGTGGCGGAATGGTAGACGCGCTGGTTTTAGAAGCCAGTGTCGAAAGGCGTAGGAGTTCGAGTCTCCTCTGGGGCACACAAAAATAATTTTTATAAATACAAGTTTTAGGAATAATTATGTTCTATTATTTGTATAAAATTACCAATCTTTTAAATAATAAAATTTATATTGGTGTTCATAAAACCAATGACATGAATGATGGATATATGGGAAGTGGGAAAATTATTAATATGGCCATAAAAAGATATGGGATCGATAATTTTCGCAAAGATATCTTGGAAATTTTTCAAGATCAAAAATCCATGTATGAAAGAGAAAAAGAGTATATTACTGAAGAATTTTTATCTAGAAAAGATGTTTACAATATTAGACGTGGAGGACATGGGGGATTCGATCATATCAACAAAATTGCAACAAAAGAAGATAAAGCAAAAGCTGGTATGCTAGGATATCATGCGAGCGTATTGTCTAAAAATAGACATGTGTTTACTAAACAAGATTGTATAAAAGGAAATGAAGCGTTTGCAAATAAAAGAAAAACTGACTCAAAGTTCAATGAACAATGGTTAGAAAATAATAAAAAAACTAGAGAATTGGCTATTTCAGAAGAATCTAATAAAAAACGTAAAGAAACTCTATCGAAAATATCACATCAGCAAGGTCAAAGAAATTCACAATATGGAACTTGTTGGATATATAACGAAGATGGTAATAAAAAAATTAAAAAAAATGAATTAGATGCATATTTAAAATTAGGATATAATAAAGGTCGAAAGAACTAAAAAGTGTGCTTCAATATGGGTAGCGAGCATCATTGGTGAATGCAGCAGACTGTAAATCTGTGGTCCTTAGCGGCAACGGGGTTCGATTCCCTGGCTACCCACCATATGGAAACACATTCTGAGCCGAGCCTAGGCGGCGACCATAAAGAGAGGAGTGTGTTTCCATATGGTTTATTCCGGTGTAGTATAATGGCAGTGCGGTGGTCTCCAAAACCACTAGTGGGAGTTCGATTCTCTCCACCGGAGCCATCGACAAATTTCGGAGTATAGCGTAGTCTGGTAGCGCATCTGGTTTGGGACCAGAGGGTCGGGAGTTCGAATCTCTCTACTCCGACCATGTTCTTTAACAGTATTGGGGGATTAGTGATAATGGGAGCACAGGGGCTTTGCAAGCCTTTAGTGGGAGTTCGATCCTCCCATCCTCCACCAAATTTCGGATCGTTAACTCAGAGGTAGAGTAGCGCCTTTACACGGCGAATGTCGGCAGTTCGATCCTGTCACGATCCACCAAATTGCCTCTATAACTCAGTTGGTCAGAGTGCCATCTTGATAAGGTGGAAGTCCCCGGTTCAAATCCAGGTGGAGGCACCAACAACTGGTCTATAACTCAATTGGTCAGAGTATCAGACTTTTAATCTGAGAGTTCCCGGTTCGAATCCGGGTAGACCAACCAATTTCAGGAAGTGTGGGAGAGTGGTTTAATCCGTCAGTCTTGAAAACTGAAGAGTCTGCAAAGGCTCCGTGAGTTCGAATCTCACCGCTTCCGCCAAACTAGGATAGTTGCCTGAGTGGTTAAAGGAGCAGTTTGCTAAACTGTCGCTGAGAAATCGGCGCATAGGTTCGAATCCTATACTATCCGCCAAATTGTTCTTTTTTAATGCTATATACTATACATTCCCTGATAGCTCAGCGGTAGAGCGCCGGACTGTTAATCCGTCGGTCCCTGGTTCGATCCCAGGTCGGGGAGCCAACAATGTGTGTGTTTTCGAAGCCCTTTTAGTTAAATGGTATAACAGTTGATTTGTAATCATCAATTGGCAGTTCGATTCTGTCAAGGGGCACATTCCAAATTAGCGGGATTAGTTTAATGGCAAAACAGCAGATTTCCAATCTTCGGTCATCGGTTCGATTCCATCCACCGGTGCCAAGGGAGTGGTAGTTCAGTTGGTTAGAATACCGGCCTGTCACGCCGGGGGTCGCGGGTTCAAGTCCCGTCCACTCCGCCAATTGCCTCAGTAGCTCATTAGGTTAGAGC